CTATATCTCATGAAAAGGTCCATATAGACCAAATGAAGCGGGGAGATTTATCTTATACAGATACGCACGTTACCTGGAAAGGTAAAAAATATTCAAGAGCAACTATGAAAGAAGGTAGTAAAAAATTGCCTTGGGAAATGGAAGCGTATAAAAAACAATAAACCTACGTAATAATAATATTATATAAATCTAATATTATTTAATTATGAAAAAAGTATTTTTAATTATTGCGATTGCATTGGTTAGTTTAAATATTAATGCACAAGTTGGAGTAGAAAAACTTAACACGGATGATTTAATTGGTTATTGGAAACCAGATCAAGAATCTGCACAATTATTCTTTTGGAAAGATTCTTTAGGTAGATTACAATCGCAAGAAATAAGCGGAACTGATGGAGAGCCAATTGATTTAATTACATTAATAGTTGAAAAAGATTATGTTTTTATTAGAACAGTATTTATTCCTAACAATTGGGTTACTGAAAATACATATACGTTTATAAATAAAACCACATTAAAATGTATCGTTACTGGCGACGGAAATGGAATAATAATATATACTAAGATTAAATAACAAACAACTAAAAAAAAATAAAATGGCATATACGCAAAACCCGGGAAAACCGCCTTTGTTAAAAACAGGAAATGGAATTCCATCAGCATTATTACAAAAAAACATTAGCACAGGAGACGACACCAGTGAGGATGATAACATTAGTACAACATCATTAGGAGGAGTATATAATGCCCAACAATTCCAAAATAGAACAAACTACGAAAGTAATGGCGTTGTAGCAAATCCTTCTACGGGTCAAATAACTAAAAAGCCTTACCCTAAAACATTTAATAAAAGTGGGACTAATGCACGTGTAATTAATATTAACACTAAAAAGGTAGAGGCAGAAGGTTATGGCAGTAGTCGTAAAACTACCCCTCAAGCGGCTAGCGATCTTTATAATAAGAACGTGCCTAAAAGTAATGAACAACTTTATAATCTTTATAAAAAAGACAGTACTAGTTATGTGCAGGGACAAGACAAAGTTATTGCGGCGTTAGATAGAACAAAAAAGCGATCTCAATTAGCTGATAAAATTAAAGAAAAGCCAAAATTTTCAAAATAAAATGAAAAATCTATCAACAACAGGTTATAAAAAAAATAGCCCTGATAAAGATAGACCTTATAATCTAATACCAAGCGGGAAGTTAACAATGGAAAATGTTGATTTCCCCGTTTTGGGAATTGACAATTTAGGTAATTCTAAACTGATGCAACCAGGGGAAGAAGAAATTAACTTTCCAGGTAGTTCTGTATTAGAGTTTAAACCTGGAACAAAAAATAAAAACAAAATATATAATAGAATATTTAAAAAATAAATTATGGGACAATTTGGAAATCAACCAGATTTTGGTACACAGGCAATTGCTATAACGCCAACAGGAGATAGTTCTGAGCCAACTACTGGTATTCGTATAGATCCACCATGCGCTTTATATGTTGGCACCGGTGGAGATTTACTTGTTAGTATAGTTGGTGGAAACGAAGAGTATTATCCGAACGCTACTTGGTTTACAAATGTTCCTTCTGGTACATTTTTACCAATTATGGTAAATTATGTATGGTTAGAAGGATATTATACTACTTTAACAACGGCAGTTAATATTATAGGTCTTCGATAATGGGTTTTGGACTTGGGATTGGTATAGGTTGGCCTAATAGTACATCTGGAGCAAGTTTTAACCCAGGTATATCTTTAGCGATTGCTCCGAATGCTGTTTTTAAAATTCCGGCCGGTGGCAACTTCACAATTGAATGGTTTCAACGTGTGGATTCAAATATGAATGATTACAAAAATATTTTTCAATTGACGTTTGCGTTGTACGAACAAATATCGGCACAAGTAATACCAAACCTATTATATTTTTTCACAGGGGAGACATTAGTGGCTACAAGTTTGGAGGGTTTAAATGAGAACTGGGCAACAGTAGCTCTTATACGGGATAATGGTTTTTCAAAGATATATATAAATGGAGAACTTAAAGTGAATGAATATATAGGTTCGCCGGGAGCAAGCGTTGGCAGCGCCATAAACCCATTATATATAGGCAGCGCTGGACAGTATGGGTTGCTTAAAGGAAAACTGAGTAATTTTAGATGGTCTTCAGAGGCATTATATTCTTCAAATTACACGCCAAGTACAACGCCTCTTTCTGTGCTACCTAGTACAAAGTTATTATTGTTTCAAGGAAACACATTAGAATTACAACTAACTGATAACACATTTATAAATAAAAATATAGTAAACACAGCCGGAGTATATAATAGTGACAATCCATTTATTGGGTTTCAAGGATGTACGGCATTTGACCTTTAATAAATAATCAATTAAATTAAATAAAAATGGAAATTACAAAACAGATTACAGCAGAACAATTAGAGAAGATTACAAATCAACAAAAAGATTTGAATGCATTATTAACAAACATTGGAATATTAGAATCTCAAAAACATGGGTTCCTACACCAAATTGCAGATGTTAATAAAGCTATTGAAGAGTTTAAAGAAGAATTGCAACAAGAATACGGGGCAATCAATATTAACTTAGCTGATGGTTCTTATACCGAGGTTGAAGAAACCAAGGAATAATGGATTCTGTAATTAGAAAAATAAGTATAGGAGCAGACTATAAGAATGAGGCAATGCACTATTCTATAGGCCAATCAGTATATGGAGGTCATGAAATAGCTTATATAAAGTTAGACAGTAAAGACTCTTCTTATAATATATATATAAAGAAAGATGATGAAGTAATGCCGTGGAAAAAGTTTAATGCTAATATGGCAATATCTGTAGAATACGACTTAGAATATTAATGAAAAGTGTATTTGACTTTATTGTAAAACCATTAGGCGATAGATATGATAATAAAATAAATATAGATGGAAAAGATTTAATACTTAACACAAAGGTAGAGAATTTTAAATCTGTTAATAATTTAGCCGTTGTAGTTTCTACGCCATTGGCATATTCAACTGACATAAAAGAAGGTGATATTGTAGTAATACATCATAATATTTTTAGAAAATTTTATGATATGAAAGGGAAACAAAAAAATAGTAAGTCTTACTTTCTTGAAGATTTATATTTTTGTCAGCCTGATCAAATATATTTATATAAAACAGATAAAAAATGGTCAACATTTGGCGACCGTTGTTTTATAAAACCTTTAAAAAATATTGACTATTTAAAACTCGATAAAGAACAAAGACTTATTGGAGTATTAAAATATGGAAACGAGTCTTTAAATAAGCTTAAAATCAATCCAGGGGCCCTAGTAGGGTATACTCCATACGGAGAGTTTGATTTTATAGTTGACGGAGAAAGATTATATTGTATGAAATCTAATGATATTGTAATTAAATATGAATATAAAGGAAACGAAGCTGAGTATAATCCAAGCTGGGCACAAAGCAGTTCTTGAATTAATTAAAGTTGCTGAAGAGGCTATTTTAAATAACGGAGACGATGATTTATCTGCTGACAAGTTAAAAAATGCAGCGGCTACTAAAAAGTTAGCAATCTTTGACGCTTTTGAAATTCTAACTAGGATACAAGAAGAAGACAAGATGTTAGAAGAAGCAGAAAAAGGAACTACTGTGATAGCATTTAAAGGTTTTGCGGAAGGAAGGTCCAAATGACGTACGAGCAATCTTTATATAAAAAATTACCTAGTTATATAAAACAAAGCGTTATTAATCAAAACAATAGGCTTAAAAAATGGAACTATGGGTATAATAAAGACCATGATATGGTTGTTATTAGTAAAAATGGAAAGATTGGTGAAGTCATTGAAATCCAAGATTTAAAAATAGCATTACCTTTAATAGAAACAACTTATTCTAGATCTTCAAAAAAAGAGGATCAATACTGGGAAAAAATACCATATCCTAAAGAATTAGAAAAAATAAAAAATGTATTTGATTGGAATAAATATCCTGATCATTTCAAGGAAAAATGGTATGATTATGTAGATACAGAATTTAAAAGAAGAGACGAAGGTATATTCTTTAATAATAATGGTATTGCAACTTATATGACAGGTACGCATTATATGTACTTGCAATGGAGCAAGATAGATGTAGGTGCGCCAGATTTTAGAGAATCAAATAGATTATTCTTTATATTTTGGGAAGCATGCAAGGCAGATACTAGATGTTATGGAATGTGTTATTTAAAAAATAGACGTTCTGGATTTTCATTTATGTCCTCTGCCGAATTGGTTAACCAGGCTACAATATCTAGTGATTCTAGATTTGGTATATTATCAAAATCAGGATCTGACGCTAAGACTATGTTCACCGATAAGGTGGTGCCGATATCATTAAACTATCCTTTCTTTTTTAAACCTATCCAAGATGGTATGGATAGGCCTAAAACAGAATTAGCTTATAGAGTACCCGCGTCAAAGTTCACAAGAAGAAAACTTGACAATAATGAAAACCCAGAAGATATTGAAGGATTAGATACTACAATTGACTGGAAAAATACGGGAGACAACTCTTATGATGGAGAAAAGTTAAAACTTTTAGTACATGATGAAAGTGGTAAATGGTTAAGACCCGATAATATTTTAAATAACTGGAGGGTTACCAAAACTTGTTTAAGATTAGGTAGTCGTATTATTGGTAAATGTATGATGGGTTCTACTTCTAATGCTTTAGACAAAGGAGGAGACAATTTTAAAAAACTTTATTACAATTCTGATGTTACAAAAAGAAACCGCAATGGACAGACTAGTTCAGGATTATATAGTTTGTTCATACCTATGGAATGGTCGTACGAAGGATTCATTGACACTTATGGGATACCTGTATTCGATACGCCAAGAAAAGCAATTAAAGGCGTCGATGGAAATGAAATAGAATATGGAGTAATAGAGCATTGGCAAAACGAGGTTGATGGTTTAAAGAACGATCAAGACGGATTAAACGAATATTATCGTCAATTTCCAAGAACAGAGCAGCACGCATTTAGAGATGAAGCAAAACAATCTTTGTTTAATCTTACAAGGATATATGAACAGATAGATTACAATGATGATCTAAAAAATTCTAACGTTGTAACAAGAGGAAGTTTTCAATGGCTTAATGGAATTCAAGATACCGAAGTTGTATTCTACCCTAATAAAGATGGTAGATTTTTAATTTCGTGGATTCCGCCTAAACATATGCAAAACCGCGTAATAATAAGAAATGGGTTGAAATATCCAGGCAA